CTTGCTCAGGAATAACTTGAAGTCTAAGTGGATCATATCCACGACCTCTAGTAAGAACACGAACATGAATAATTTTTCCTGAGGATTCATCAACAATGGGATATAGCAGTGCTTCCTCATCTGGAGTCCCACAACCGTCCACTGTAAGTCTAGGTGGATCGCTTTGGACGTATCCACTACCACCATCTTTTACTAATACTGCACGGACACCGAAAAACTCATCGAAGATCGGTTCGATGACAGCACCAGATCCAGAAACTGTTCTTGCCATTTATACTACTGGATAACGTTAATAGTTCCATTCATTTGAGTATGAATGGTGCATTGATAATAAAGGGTATTGGGAGCGTCCATAGGAACAGTCCAATACAAAACCCCAGTTCCACTGCCAGATTGACCTGCAGTGTATGCAGTTCCTGAGAGACCTTGAGATGATTGAATTCTAAATGGATGTGAACCACCTTGAACACTATTATCAAATGCGTAAGTTGCTCCACGCATAACATAAAGAGTGGGGTCATTTGATGGACCACTAAATCCTGGTCCATTAATAGTATAGTGATTTGACCCATCGGCATTAATTTCCCACCAGGTGATAGGACTACGAGTTACTACCCAGTTACTCCCATTCCAATATAAAGAATCGCCTTGAGTAATTCCAGTAACATCAGTGTCGGTCATTCCCGCCAATGTTGATACAACAACACCAGAAAAAGATACTGTTACCGTATCTCCCGTAACCGCTGTTGTGATATTAGAACCACCAGCAATAGTTAAGGTATCTGAGGCAGTATTTGCAGTTGTATTCCCTGTATCTGCAGCAATAGTAGCGAAAATATTTTGTTCTCCTGCACCCGCAACATCATCTCCAGGAATCCATTTTCCAGAACTCTGATTCCACTTTAAAACTTGATTATTTGTTGGTGCCGCAGTAGTGGTATCAACATCACTTAAAAAATCAATGCCTGAATATTCAGTTGCCAACTTTGCTCTTACATCACCAGAACCACCAGAAGTAATATTAATATTTACATATGGATTATCATCACCATCTATAGTAAAAAAGTATCCAGGATACGTTGCCGCAGCAGGAGCATTGCCAATAGAAGTATATTCGTTCTTGTATGAAATTGTTGATGCAACATCAAAGTTGCCAGTCGAACCATCAAAAATAGAAGTTGTACCACCAACTGTAATTCTTACATCTCCAGTTCCATTAGGACTGATAATCACATTACCATTACTTGCAGAAGTGATATTGTTGCCAGCAACATCGAGTGCAGATGTTAATGCATTATAATTTGATGGCGCAAATGCTGTGCCATTATATCTCAAAACTTGCCCAACTGCAGGGTTGGCGATGCTAACACCAATAGTGGATCCATCGCCAATAGCTGCATAGACCTCATCAAAGTTTCCGTTGATCTTAAGACCACCACTTCGTAGAGTATCACCAGTGTTGTCATTTGCGGCAGAACCGACATTTACTGATTGCTTAGTCATTACACACTACAGTTTTTTAGTTATTTATAGGATCTCGGGATCAACAATTTCTTCTCCATAAAGACTGATATCAGGTGCAGTCCAATCATCGGGGACTGTACTGTCAACTTGCACTCTAGGAGAAACATATCCTGAACCTTGAGTTTGAACAACAACATTTGAAACACCAACCAGTGCGCGAATATTACCTTCAAAACCAGATATAGAATCAAGTCTCACAGTAGGTCTAGTGCTGTATCCAGATCCACCTGAAGTAACATTAACTCTAGTGATGTAACCGCTAGTAAGTTGTGTATTAGCGATAGCACCTTTACCAAATACAGATCCAAGATAATCAAACGTAATTAATGAGTTTGAAGATTCAATAACAGCAACCTCTCTGTCAGTAGTTTCTCCCTCAATATCAAGTAGATCATTAACTTCAACAGGAGGAACAATAACTTCAGCATCAACGTCCGCCTCAGAACCCACGTAAGAGAATGCCACGAATGTGGATCCAACGCGAGGAATTTCAGAGAAGATGATTCGAGAACCAACAATCTCAAAACCAACACCAGGTTCTTGCAGAACACCGTTAATAGAAACGATAATGTTATTTTCAGGACGAATGTTGGTGGATTGAACACCATCTGTAAGCGTGAGTGAGTAGAACGAATCGTTACGCTTAAGGTTGAATGATTGACGCAAAGAGTCGAACTCGAATGAGATATCATCAAGTTGTCTCAATTTACCAACATAGAATCCAGTAAATGATGCTCCAAGATCGGGTGGTTCTGTGAATTGAATTTTATCAGAGAACGCTGTGTAAGAATTTGCAGCACCAGGAGGTTGTAGAACACCATTGACAAAGATTAACATATGTCCAGCAGGATCTGGAAGATATTGTGTTCCATTGCCAGAAGTAAGATCAAACAGAGTCTGAGTGCCATCAAATCCTCTAAAGAATCTCTTCACACGAGCTTTCATGACTTTCCTTTCAAGGACAATAGATCTATGATCTAAAGAACTACGAATTCCGTCTCTATCAGCAAATGTACCGCTAATCTCCGTAATGTAGATCCTCTTGTTAAGACCAACTCCTCGGATATCTTGAATTCTTGCAGATGCTGCTCCCGCATAGTCAACTTTAGTGACGATAGTTCCTGCCCCCTCTAAAATACTACCACCAAGACCATAATCACCAATCACATCACCTTGGGTGAATGAACCTTCAACAGCAACCACGTAAACATAATTATTGTCAGTATCAACTTCGGAGATGATTCCATATACATCATTCTGCCTGTTACCATTTACAACCTTATAAATGCGATTGCCAGCAGTGAAACTTCTAAACTGCTCATTAGAATTATAATTAAATCCAAATCTACTGTGACCAGTTGAAGCAATTTTTTGACCAACTTGAAGATCAAGACCTGCGAATTTACTGACGACCAAGTATTCCTCAGAAGATGCTGGATAAACAACAGAATTCAACTCTAACGTGCCCGTAAGAGTTTCTGTATCGACCGTAAGAACTCCCCCAGTATTATTAGTAACTGCTGCTTCATTTTGTAAGAAGGTTATAGGATCTGCAACTGCCCCACTAGTGAATCCCTTGAAAGGAATATCAGTAGAGAAAGAACCTCTGAGATCAATTACCTGTAAGCGATCCTCAATTGTAGAGTTTATATCGATTATTCCTACTGTGGCAGGTGCATCTTCAATAACCTCAATTGTATCATTGAGAGCAAATGTCCCTGCAGTAACTTCAATATCTAGATAAGTGAAGTTATCATCAGAAACAAGTCCATAGATAACACCAGTTACCGCAGCATCACTTTGCTTTTTAATTGTTTGATTGACTAGGAAAGGTCCATTCAGAACACTGGAGTTTGCCAGACGGAATCTCTTAAATACCTTAACAATTTTTCCTTCATTTTCAATAATTGATTGAACTTCAGCGCGTGAACTAGAACCAGTTCCATAAACAAAATCTGAACCAATAATTTCACCACTAATACCAACAGGAATATCACGAGTACCATAATTTTTAGTTAATGTTGGGATGCCATTGACTGTCGAAATTGTTGTGTAATAAGAACTAGATTTTAACTGCTGAGTAATAATATTCAAACTCTGCTTTGCAACACCAAAAATGGAATTTGAATTGTAATTTGCAGCAACACTAGAATCATAGAACTTAGTAAATGCAGAATTAGCAGAGGGACTAGCAAGTTGATTATTGAGTGCTTGGCGAATATATTCTTCAATCAAACTAATTGAATATTTTTTAATATTAAATTCAGCATTAGCATAGAATTCTTCACCTGATTGGGAAGTATATGTTCCGAGTGTAGAGTTTGACAACTTAGCACCCCAGACAAAAACACCAGGACCACCTGCAATATCAACAATGAATACACTGCCAGAGTTGTTCAAGTAGGATGATCCAGATCCGTTATCATCATTAGGAGCGCCACCATAAAGTTTAGAACCAGATAGCGCAATTGCATAACCAAATTGATCGCTGAAGCTCTCATCGCCTGATGTGTAATCTGTTGCATTAGAACCATCAAGATCATAGAGAGTAACTACTCCACTACCAGATGGGTTACCCGATGCTTCGTCATTCTGAGATCCAACTGCAAGTTTGTCACCATTAATAGCAACAGACCAACCAAAATTATCACTCCCAGCATTTGTGGAAGGAGGTGTTAGTGAAACTTCACCTGTTCCATCTAAGTTGTAAACATATGCTTTACCTGAATTACTACCATTAGGATCTGCTTGGGACGCACCAACAAGAACCTTACCATCTCCAATCGCAACGGCGCGACCAAATTGATCATTACCTACACCGTCAGATGCAGTAATCTTAACCTCACCAGTTCCATCCAGGTTGTAAACATATGCAGATCCCGTCGCTGAAGCACCATCATCATCGCCATATGCACCAACAACTAATTTGTTATTTCCAGTATCAATAGACCAACCAAAGCGATCATAAGCATCAGCGTCAGATGCAGCAATATAATAGTTGCTATAATCACCTGTAGTTGCATCAAAGACAAAAACAACTCCCTGATACGCCTGTGCATTATTGACACCGCGCCAAAGAGGGCAACCAACAAATACTTTATCATCGGCAATGGCAAGAGATAGACCAAAATATTCATTGTTTTGGAAAGCACTATTTGCGATAGTTGGTCTCTCTATCCTTATTTCATTTGTCCCATCTAAATCATAAAGGTATACTGCACCAAGGCTGGATCTGGAACTATAATCTTCATATGGAGCACCTACCGCGACCTTATTTTCTCCAACAGCAACAGATGAACCAAATCTTGCGCCAGTTTGAGGAGTTGATGGGATAATTTTTATTTGACTCGTTCTTGGATCTGCACCTTCTGAAGAGATAAACGCAGATCCAGCACTAGTGAGGACACCATTTGAATCATAAGGAGCACCAACAACAATCTTACCGTCACCTACTGCTAGTGCCCTACCATAATAGGAATTTTGAGTAACTGAAGAATTAATGGAACCATCAAAAGCATCCATTTGGATATTAGTGGAAGTTCCAGTGAAACTCAAAAGACCCGATTCATTTTTCTGTCTAATTCTAGTTCTCAAAGTAGAGAAACCAAAACCAAATTGAATTGTTGTATATACTCGATACCAACCAGAACCAAACGGAATTGCTCCATGATCGATAACTGTAACAGCACCTCCAGATGTATTGAATAAAGTACCAAGTTGTCCAGTTGTGAGATCAACATCGAAGAATACGGAATTGCTATTATCAAGTCTTGTTTCAAATCTTATTGCATCGTATTGTGCTGCCTTGACAAATACAGATGATGTATATGTTTGAGTTGCATCATCAGTACCAGTATCAAAGGTGCTAGTTCCACTATCAAATTTAGTCCCTGATCCATCAAACGTAGTAAAGGAAGACAACGCATAATCTCTATGGATGATTTTATCGCCTGATGTATCTGGTAAAATAGCCCACTTATCAGCAGTATTTGTATTATCAGGAGCAACTCCGACATTAGCAACTACTTCAGACCTAGTGACAACCCATCCAGTTTCATATCGTTCTGGATTTGCCCACAAGTTAATACTCTCTACAGAACCTTCGACCAGAGAAGAAATACTAGCAGCACTTTCAATCGTTTTAACAGTTGAAATACTATTATACCAAGGATATGTGCTCGAAGGAACTGCATCGACAACACATGCAGAAAGTGTGAGTGCAGCAGTCAGAGTATCACCAGCAGTAACATTACCACCAGTAAATGTGCTAGTAACTAAAAGATTACTCTGTGCGTAAAGAACAGTTGCTGTGTATCCGCTACCAGTGGATACAGTCTCACCCACTTGGAAATTACCCGTGACTGAGGATACTACAAGACCATAAGAATTTGTAAACTTAGTAGTGTCAGTAGTCATTAGATCATACTGAATATTATTCAGAAGTTCATCAATGAATGAGTCATATTGCCAAGTTCCAGAACCAAACTGAGTTGCAATAATAGAAGCAAGTTCTGCTTTATAGTATGCTTTATTGTATACAATATTCTTGTATCCAGATCTTGCTTCGTTACCACCAGGTGTTATAGTCCTGAGAGCAAGATTTACAAGTTCGATCACTCTACAAGAAACCATGACCTCATCAGTCATAGTCAATGAATCACGATATGCATTGGCATTATTATTACCAACACCTGCATACACTGCCTGATATTGACTACCAGTAACTCCTTCATTATTGTCATAAAGAAGATTGAGAACTGCAAATTCCCCAAGTTCCTTAATTTGTTCAACAGCATAGTTGAAGACGTAAAGTTCATCAGTAACGGTAACAACCTTCCTATTGAAATCTAAGAACAATTCAAGTTCAGCAATAGTACTATTATTTCCACCTGTCTGCAAATCTGAAATGATTGCAATTATAATATTCTTAATATAAGCATCATAATCTGAAGGGGTAATAGTAAACGCTTGATACGTGTTACCACCCACCGTATATTGAATTTCGGCAGAAATTCTACCGACAATTTCTTCTGCAATATAATCTCTATTGAAATAGAGTCGGTCTCCAGCAATATTATAATCTTCGTCGGTAGGAGCAATAATATCGTTAACAGTCTGGAAAAGTGTATCGAGAGCAGATTCAACATTTGCACAACCACCTGCCGTGCTTACTGCGTTTGTAGCAGCACTTACAAACGTATGTGCATATTGCTGACCTACAGGAGATGCACCAACGTTGACTGTAATCGTTGTTGCTGTAGCAGCAGTAACCTCAAGACTCACTCCAAATGCAGGGTCAGATGCGCGTGGATATGTCTCATTAGAAACATTACCATCAGAAGTGCAAGTGAATGTTAGTGAGTTATCTGCGATTGTAATACGGCGTCCTAAAGCAAGACTATGTGATCCAATAGTAATAACCATGACACCAGTTTCAGCGTCATAAGTTGCTCCAGTAGGCGTGAAATTAACTACTGCATCATTAGTAATACCCCAATCCCCAGTGATAATATCATCAGTATTGTCATAAGTTAAATCACCATTAATTGCTTGCTTAGCGTAGAATGCCAGACGATCATGTGCGAATACAGACTGCCAAACTTGCTTACGAATATGTTGAAGTTCTCCGTTTGTATTCACATAGAACTTGGAAACAGTAACTGTATTCGAGTTTCCTCCAAATTCAAGATCCCTTGCAACTTCAGAAAGAATCAGTGACATATCAGTCTTACAACGTAGAGTACCATCTCCACTACTATCCTGATTTCTAGGCATCTCTAATCCAAGATCTGGATACCTTGCAATCAAGTCATATGATGCTTTATCTACAATAACTGAAGCATTTGCACGAATTAAATTCGCAGCATCACGATATCTGTAACGTGAATCAACGTCAATTTGATGTGTGTAGATATAATCATCAGTTCCACTATGTGCAGTTGCTGTAAGAGGAACCTCATAAAATGCATCAACTCTACCACCAATGAATTCACGAGCAGGTAAAATTTTACCAACAACACCAAGATGATCTGCATTAGTATCATTAGTAGTAGTTCCACTTCCCTCTTCAATAGTATCAATAATGATATCCATAAGATTATTGATAGAAGACTTGACATCAGCACAATCACTAGATGTAAAGTTGGACTGTTTAATAGCATTAGTTGTGGCACTAATAAATTGATGTGTATATTGTGCCCCATCTGGTGACGCGCCAACATTTACTGTAAATGTATTAGTATCCGATGCAGTGATTGCAAGAACTTGATTATATGCGATTGTATCAGAAGATCTTGGATGTACAATAGGACACTTGTAATTATCACTAGAACACTTAAATGTCAGAGACAGTGGTTCAAAGTAGATAAAATCGCTAGTTGTTAATCCATGACCATTTGATGTGATAACCATGACACCCGTTGAAGCAGTATAGTCAATATTGCTAGGTGTAAATCCATTCAGAGTGGCATAATCAGACTCGGTAATTGATGTATCTGTAATCTGCCTCAATCCATGAGATCCTTGAACAGTGATCAATGAATTGTTAATAACACTATCGAGGATAGTCTTTGCTGTAGTATGTGCAAAAATTAGAGCAGTTTCTTCACCAACGAATGATGAGAGACTGGTGATGGGTAAAGTTTCTCTATTGACAAATGAATTTGCCTGATCCCATGTATGACTATTACTTGCATTTCTAATATCTTGTGCAATAGCAGACATTGCATTACTAATAGGTGCGAGATAATTATTACTAGAAGCACCTTGAGTGAAACTATAAATTGCAATTTTACCACTAGAGAAGACATTATTAGTATCAGCATATTGAGCACCGACTACAAATCTGTTAGATCCAACACTCATACTTTGAGGTTCGTAACCCCAATAATCGTTATTTTCTACAGCAAGGGGTAATTTAACTTCATTAGTTCCATCTAAATCATAAGAGTAGATGATACTTGTATTTGATGCCCCCTCTTCTTCTGCAAATCTTGCAGAAACGAAAATCTTATCTATACCAACTGCTACAGCAGAACCAAACTGGTCGCCCACGGATGCATCTGATGGAGTGATAATAATTTCTCCTGTGCCGTCTAGATTATAAACGTAAACTTTACCAGAACTACTACCAGTGGGGTCATCATATTGAGCACCAACTACAACCTTATTACTTCCGATGGCGATTGAACGACCAAACTGATCACTGTTGGTTCCGTCAGATGCAGTGAGTTTTACCTCACCCGTGCCATCAAGATTGAAGATATATGCCGAACCAGAAGCACTGCCATTATCATCATCATAAGGAGCACCAACTGCAAGTTTTCCACTGCCAAGAGCGCAAGAATAACCGAAGTAATCACTATTACCTCTTTGAGCAGCAACAACTTTTACTTCATTTGTTCCATCCAAATCATAAATGTATACTGCACCCTGGAAACTTGTATCTCCATATGCGCCAACGGCGAATTTTGTATCAGCAGCACAAGACCAACCAAAATACTTTGCTGCAGCAGCATCACTAGGTGCTAATACAACTGGATTAGTTCCATCTTCATCAAAGATGACTGCTGATCCTGATTGACTACCATTGGCGTCATTATAAGGAACACCAACAATAATTTTACTACTGGCACCAACAGAATAACCAAAACGATCACCTGTACCTAAAGATGCAGGAGCAAACACCTTAGTCTCATTTCCACCATCAAGATCTGAAATATAAATTGCACCTCTCTGGTCACTTCCACTATCATCTGCTGCCCAGGAACCAGTAACAATCTTATTAGTTCCAACTGAAACAGTACCTCCATAATAAGAATAAGAGGAATAATCAGAAGCACGAACAATTGTGGGGTTAGTAGTAGTATCTAACTGATAAGGCAAAGAATTTGCCGTTCTATCTGCAACTTCTCTAGAAACAAAAGTTAAATTAGATTCAATTAAATCTGCAGCATTATAATATCTGTGAATTCTACCCTCATATCCTATGAAAGAAGATCCGACATTTACCGTGATAGTAGTTGCAGTAACTGAAGTAACATTTAAAGTTGTGCCAAATGATGGATCAGTAGAACGAGGATATGTGTGATTCGTAGCAAAATTATCCGTATCACAAGTAAACGTCAAAGAGTTTGCTGCAATCGTGAGTGTAGAGGAATTTGTATAACTATGAGATCCAATTGTAAGTACAAGATTACCTGTAGAAGCATCATAAGTTGCATCAGTTGGAGTCTCATTGGAACTATCAATAGTAAGTGCATTTGCTGCAGAACTTACGAATTGATGTATACCACCATATAATCTACTAGTTTCAGTAATTGCATCATTATTGAAGTATTCATAATTTGTAAACGCTTCAGAACCAGACCAATCTTGAGTGTAAGTAGCATTATAAATGCCATCAAAACTTAAGAGAAGAACTGTGTCGGAATCTCCCTGATGCATCTTAGGAGCAGTGAATGTTGACGTATAACGAGCAACAGTAGAAACTCTAAAGTCATCAATGTAACCAGGCATCACATCTGATGTAGTATCATATGCCGCACCAATAGTGAATGGTTTAGTGGATCCATAGTCGCTACCATCGGAGAAATCACTACCTTCCTGTGTTCCATTCAAGAACAACTTAGTTGTGCTACCAGATCTGCATAGAGCAACGTGATAGTAAGTGTTGGCAACCAAGTTTGTCGTGCCAGTAACTACAACACTACCGTTCACATAGACCTTAAGATTTGCACCATCGATATAAACATAAGGAGAAACTTCAGTTCCAGTAGTTCTCATATCAAAGATTGCTTTACTGCCAGCAGCAATAGAGATTGGTTTAATCCAACATTCAACTGTAAATACGCCCGTTCCAAATCCAAATTCTGTAGAAGTTGGGACAGTGACGTATTCGTCAATAGGAACTGCACCAACATTGATTGTGATTGTTGTTGCACTTACTGCCGAGATATTGCGTGCAGAACCAGAAGCAGGATCGGTAGAACGAGGATAGGAATACAAATTAGTATTATTATCAGACGCACAAGTGAATGTCACACCATCATTTGTAATGGTAACGCTATCTGATGTGGTAAGAGAGTGCGTGCCAATTTCAATAACCATATTACCCAAGAATGGATCATATGTTGTTCCTGTAGCAGCAGTGAAAGGACCACTACCACCGCCAGTAACGGTGATAGCATCATCAACACCAGTCACAAACGTATGGGGTGAAGTTCCAGGACTTAATGCAAGTGCAGCACTACCATATTTTTTATTATAGGTATTAAGAGTTGCTTTGACAAAAGATGCCTTATGATAATCAGCACCACTTCTTTGACATCTACCAATCTTACCGAGATAAATCGTATCTCTTGCTTGACTAAAACCAATAATTTCTGCTTTAGTATCACGAGTTCTGATGACATCACCCTCACGGAAGAAACCACTACCCTGCTTATCGGTAAAGGTTAGTTTTCTAATAGCAAGTTCATCACCAGATGCAAAGTCTCCAGTATTACCAGAGTAATTTAATCTGTAATTACGAATAATTTCATTATCTTGGAAAGTTCCAGTTACATTATCATAAGACAGGATGTTATTACTAATAATTTCATTATTAGGAAAGTCTGAGTTGAATGCTAATGATGTATCGGTGAAGTCAACAATATTAACCTGAGATGTAGAAATATCATCCAGAATGATGTTAGGATAATTAGTAGAAGTTCTTCTGTTGAAGAGGATTCCAAAGAAAGATGATCCGTCAGAGATATTAACCTGTTCGATAAATTCGTTAGTGCTAGGATCTTGATATGCAGATGTAGATGTGATTCTAGCAACAACACTAGATTTTGCACCAATAATGATATCATTTAACTGAATGTCGAAGAGACCAGGAGTTGACTGATATGTACCAGCAGTTTTACTTAATGTTAATGTATTTGTGATATTAATATCAGTTCCATAGAAAGGAGTATCTTCTTGATGAGAAATACTAGTAGTTCCTAATTGAGATCTGATAACTTGGACCGTGGTTGAATCACTATTATTAGTAATATTAGTGATGGTAACAATTTCAGATCCAA